CCATACCGAAGTATTCAGCAAAGTCCTGACACTTATGCACAGGCATATCTTGCGAGTTTCTCCACCGAATGACCTGTTGTGGCCTTACGCCAAATCGTTCAGCCAAATCGATGTTCTTTACATCGTTAAGTGCTTGAGCGATTCGCAATGACCGTCCAATGTCTACATATACTTTTTTCATTGATAACCTCAAAACGGAATTTCGTCGTTAGTTGTCCTTACCGGATCAGTATTGGTGTACTGCGCTTCGTCCCTTGGCTGATCCTTCAGCGTTAGTTTAGCCTTGAGTACGGGCGCACGTTCGTTAGCATCTTCTGATCGCTTCCAAGCGGCTACCCAATACTCTTGACCATCAACAGTTGCATTGCCTTTAAAGTCAGGGTCAGTCGGCTTGTTCTTCCGATCATTCGCCCAGATAGCAATCTCGTTGTTGTTGTCATACTTCTTTTGTTCTGTCATAGGAATTTCTCCAGATTCTTACTTTCAGTTTCTATTTCCTTGCAAGCATCAATGACGATGCGTTCAAGCTCTTTGATATAATCCTCGTCACGCTCGACACGGATCAGTAATGGCGGCAGGGATGGATGGTAGGATAGGAAGTCCCACCACTTGCGGCCTGTAATCCACAAACATCCCTGCACTTGCGCCTTATATTCAGATGGAAGTTTCCCTGCACGGAAATACTTAACGTGCGTAGCAGGAGCCGGACATTTAATCTCCAGCCCTCCATCTGCGTTCACGAGGCCATCCGGTGAGATTCCGCACTCATACTCATCATGCTTACAGAACCCTACCTCTTGTACGGATACTCTCCCATCGAACTCATAGAAAGCCCGTGCATCAGGTTCCAAAATCCGTCCACGGATCATCCATTCATTCTCGTACGTCTCAGGAATCTCGTTCATCACCTTCTCAGCAATCAAACCATTCACATAACCGTTCCGGCTTGTGGACTCCTTGCCTTGAGCTGTAATGAGTTTCGAGAAGCCTGACCCTGATGGACAGCCCAGACGGGCCATCAACCATTCTTCAGTGCCTTGCTCTGCATCGATGATCCTCATTTGGTCTTCCTCTTGAGGGCCGCAATCAGATTGTCGTACTGATCGGGGTGCGTATCGTGCAAGTTTTTGACCTTGAGCCACTTATACAGAGCGTCCATATCTTCGTCAGTCAATTCGACTTTATCGACAAGTTTGTCAATCTCAGCCTTCTGCTTATCAGTCAGGGCCGAAAAATCGCTTTGCTCAAGCATATCTGCGTCATCACGCTCGCCTGAGTTGATCTTGAAGATCGTACGCATGGCAATCTTTTCAACATACGAAAGTGCTGAACCGGCTGACTGCGCACCTGTGAAGGGAAGGGTGATTGATCTGCGGATCGGGAAGTTCCATACAGCTCCATCTTTGTGCATGATGGTGAACTGATAGACGGCACGATAGAGTTTGCGATCCTCACTGAGACTACTTTCCAGCTCATCAGGAATAATCATAATTCCTGCTTCATTCATGAGTGGACGCATCTTCTCGTAGTATTTGTCGATAGACACATACTTGTACTTAGCGAACTCGTTATTCGAGTCATAACCCAAAGTGCCGATCTGCGACTGTATTTGAAACAGCGCATTAGCAATAACTTTTGGGCATTCAGTTGATTGATGATTCATGTTTAGTCCCCCTTTGTTAAACCATCGAGGAACAATGTAATCATCTTAGGATACTATGTCAACCAAACAGGATATTCATTTAGTTAATTGACATTGCTAATAAATACAGTAATTTAGCAATGGAGTTTCATACAGATTCCCTCATCGGATGTAACTCGTGGCCCGTTACCCCCTAGCGGGCCTTTTTTTAAGCGATATTCCTCATACGGGTGACCAGACGGTCAGCCCGATTGGTGACCTGACGATACCACTTGCTATCAACCATCTCGTCTGCGGCGGCATTCCAATCACGCGCATCCACACCGGCCTTCATGCCTTTGAACTGACTCAGGCGAGGCCGTCCCATATTGAACATCATGTTAGCGATAATCAGTTGAGCTTCTTCCGGCAGATCAAACCAGTCGTCATACAACTTTTTGCACTCGTCGATAGTGACCTGAACGTCTTTCTCGAATACCTCGATGACACGCTCTTCAGAGACAGCAGTGCCTACCTCCTGCCCGTTTTCTGGATCATCCTCTGTCACCAGATGACCGATACCGAACGTAGGGAGGCCGAGATGATCTAGGTAAATTTCGTACTTACAGCCTTCGTCGTATTCCAGCTCCATACGCAGTTGATCGAGATTCATCATTACTTGCCCTTCTTCAGCTTCATAATTTTGTCTGCGCTCTTCAAGCCAAATGCGGCTGAACAAGCCAGAAATAATAGATATTGATACCATTCAGGGGTCTTTTCTAGTGCCGCAAAGCCCTGATCGAGACGGTCAATCACAGAACTATCACCTGTAACGACAGCGTAACCTACGGCGATGATCGGTAATGTGAGGATGACTGTGAGATACTCGTCTTTCCACGAGTTTGCAGAAGCGTCAGCCATCTTGGATTCCCAATCAGCATCGTTCTGTATGGTGTTAATCTTCCGCTGTTGAACTGCCTTTTTCTCTTCTGCTTTTCCTTGCAAGAACTCCTTGCCCAGCTCCATTGCTGGCCCTAATAGCATCTGTAACACGTTCCACCTCCTCTGGCTTGCGTCCACAGCGGTCACAGCTCTGCCTTGGTCTGGTGACAGACTTGCCGCCGCATTCAGTCTCGTACAGCCCTCTATTGTAGCTATACAGACAGGTTTTCATTACTCAGCCTTTTTCGACTGGTACGCTGACGCTCCAAAAAAGGATGCTACGAGCGCAGAAACGGCTATGAAGTACGTTCCGGCAATGTCAGTGATAAGACTAGCCGCCTTATCAAGTCCGACAAGGCTACATACAAAAATACCGCTGGGATAAAGAAGTAAACCGAAGAGCGCAAACCACGCCATTTTGCGGATTGAATCACGCTGTGCGTCTTCATCTTCCATCTTACGGCGGCGATCCTCCAGCTCAATAAGAGCAAGCTCATTCTGATCGATAATGCCATTCTGATCCTTATCGTACTTATCCAATAATTCACTCATCAATCTCTCTCCAACAGAATGTCAAATGCCGCAGTTACGCGAGCATTGTTAGAACGCACTGATGCTCTAATATCAATGTCAGACTTTTCAGGTATTCGTAAGGGAATGCCAAACTCATACATATATTCGCCACCATCACCGCTTACCTCAAATGAATGCCCTACGCGAAACGCTGAATCACCAAAGTAGCGAACGAACATATCACCAGTCGCATCAGCACCATCCTGACAAGTTGCTACGCCTTTCATCAAGTAAGCATTATACCCAGCCGGAACAGTATAGACTGCCATCAATGTCTGGCCCTTACCTGCTGTGATCTGAGCGACAACAGTCGTTGATACTTTGATCGAGATGTTACCTACGTTGGCGGCAGACCCGTTGTGCATGAACGCCCGATATACTCGAATGAATGACTGGGTTGATGCGTTACCTGTCGCGCTAGACAGAGTTATATTTTCCGAAATGACGTTATAGCTCGCATCCAAGCCCTGTACTGTAACGATCTTGTCTGCATCACTAGCTGACGCTCGATCTATTGTGATCGTTGAGGCTGACGCAAATGCTGACCAAGGGTATTCAGTGTCGTTTACATCCCAGATTGTGCCGGTATTGTTCTGGCTCATTGCAGGGACAGCACCGAACTTATGAATATGTGAAAGACCCTGATAGTGATTTGCCGCAACGCCTAATAATCCATGCGGTAAACGGATAATGTCCTGAATCATACTCATGGGTTATTTCCCTTTAAGACTAATAAGCCACAGTAGTAAGGCCACGGCCCCGCCCACAGCACCGAGAACAGCAATGCCAACAGCACCATACAAAAATCCATTCTGTATGGCTTTCTTCTTAGCCAGTCGTTTAGCCTCTGCCCGCTTCTTCTCATTTGCCCTGATCTGTTTGCGATTCGCTATAAATTTTTCGTAATCCGTCCAAAGTCCGGGACGGCCCGAGTATATAAAAAGTTGTTTTATTTCTGCTTCTCTGGATCGTATTTTTTCGAGTTCAAAGAAGCACTCCATATCACCATCTTTAGCTTTCTTTTCAATCTCTTCCTTTGCGTCAGCTAGCTTTGTCAACTGCGGCCCCATCTCGCCAACAGACTGCACATGGCCCGCAAATTCTTTGATCGCGCCAATAGCCTCGTTCGCTATCTTGATTGCGGCTATGGCTTCAAAGATCACTTACATCACCTTCATCAGTACGGCTATAAGCATGGCTATAATACTACCTGCCGCACCGATCATCACCGCCTCGATTCTTTTTATTCGGAGAATGGTTTCTTTCCAACGCTCACCGCACACGGCCTCATGCGCTTCGAGTCGCGTCTCAATGCTGTC